CTCTAACGAGACATCTTCAATAACTCCAACGACCTTTGTGTGGTCGTGGTCAATTAGCAACGGCGCGCGGCCTGATGCCATAAAGGATAGATCAATACTGTCTTCAGAATGATCCAGAATTTCGGTGCCGAACGAGCGTTCAACAGGTGCCTCTGATGACAGGGCCACTCTGACACGCCGACCTTCTACATCGACTGATTCATCATCAAACGACATAGAGCGATGAATTACTTCTGACTCATCAAGTCGGAACTCTTCATCGACGGCCTCTTCGATCTCTGATTCTTCGACCGCCTCAACCACTTCTTCAGCGGTTTCTTCGACCTCAGTCTCTTCATGCTCTTCCATGTCTGCCTCGGCTCGCTCAGTTGCACTCAAACCATCATCAGTTTCTTCGTCAAAGTCAATGTCAGCACGATCATCCTCGCGCAAAGCCTTGGCTATCCTGGCTGACCAAGACTGACCCGCATCACCGCCCCATAGCAAATTGGCAATTTTCCCATTTGACGGATAGCCCTTCTCCCCAGGCCGGAAGCCTTCTGCCTTCTTGTCCACTTCATGCCTACTGAAGAAGCTGTGCATACGTTTAACCGTATCAGCACTCAGGTTTTTGTTGCTTACAATGTCCCTAGCCCTGGCAATCCCAACAGCAGTCCCACCTCTCCCATGCTCCCGCCGGAAGTCTAGGCCCCTTTGAGCAGCAGTCTTCATGCCCTGTGTGGGTTTATACGACTTCGGCATCATCACCCTCCACTTCGGCTGGTACTGGTTGCTTATCGCCGAACGGTTGATATGCCATGGTTAGACCGTATTGTTCAGCAGCCTGCATATCTCTCTGGATCGCGGCAAACGTCTCTTCTGCATCGCGTCCATATTGCGCTGCAACATCGCTATGGCTCAGAATCCCGTTCTGTAGCCCAGCAATTGAAGCGTTCATCTCACGCTGCGGGTCAACCCACTGGAACCCGCGAGGCTTCCATGTGATTGATGATGTGAACTTAGAATACTTGGTTGGCCCATATATCGGTATCAACCGGAAATCCATCACATGATCCAGCCACATGCGATACGCCGGATCGAGGAAGTGATCTACCAACCAACGCTGAAGGACACGATAGTTGTCTCGTTCCTCTAGCGCACCCTGCCTGATGGACGAATAGGATGTTCCTTCCAGATTGTTGGCCAGCGATGGGTATGAAACGCCAAGGCCAGACGCCACACCACGCAGGATGGCCTTCTCGAACTCCGCAAAGGCAGAAGTCGGGTGATCTGGCGAATATGGCTTAAAATCCACCCCGGCAGGCAACTGGTGAAACGTGCCAGGTTCCGCGCTGTAGATAGGCGTGAATTCATTTTCATAGTCGTCCGCCGTCATCTCATCGCCCGATGGACTAACGAAGAAGCCCATCTTTGCTGACGCAGTTCTGGCGGCAATAAGCTCTGCCTCCATGTAGCCGGACAACATCTTGAGTGACGGGATGGCAGAAACAGACCAGGGGACACCGCGCGTTTGACCCGCTCGATCCGGTCGATAGATGTGCATCATTTCGGATGCTGGTATCCTGACACGCTTCTTGCCGGTGGAGAGCGTTGTATAATCATAGTCTCCCGGATGGTTGAGCAGGACGTGGTAAGCAACAGGCCGTCGCGTAACCTTATCAAGCTCGACACCCATGCGGACTTCGTTTTCTCCGCGATAGATTTCATTCATCTGCTCATCGATGACATCAGGCTCAAGAACCTGAAACCCGATGCCATGCCGCATGTCTTGCCGCCGGATAATTCGCAGGAACACTTCACCGTCCCTGGCGCAGGAGCAAACGATATGGACCAGAAGGTCAATCATGGACATCTGGCCATCAACAGTCGGGCCACCAAGTCGGCAGAACTCCGACCAAGCGCCCTCTATGATGTTATTGCCGCCAATGTCTAATGAATTATCGGCGTTCCGTGCCTTCAATTGGAGACGAACGCCCCCTTCGCCCACGACGTTGGTCCTCAGCAACTGAAGATAGCGCCTCATGTATTCGTTGTTGCGCTCAAGGTCTCTGGACCTGGCCCGCATATCAACAAGCGACCACCTGATCTCAGAGTCAGGCGACCTCTGCGAAGCGTTGAAGTCGGCAAATATCCTGCTTTTAGACGCAGCAAGATAACTTCGCTTGGACTTTACAGCCTTATTCCGCTTGAACACATCCATTAAGCCCATGCGTCGAATCTCACTTTAATGGTCGCGCCGGTATCCTTGCCTCGGCTTGCCCGCTCTTTCTGCAACTGGACCACAAGCTCTCTTTTGTATGTGTCGCGCGCAGAGATCAACTCATCAAACGACATCTTGGTCAGCGACCGGCCAGCTACAGAGTAAGACGACACGTCAGAATCAGCCTTGCCCTCTAGGATTGATTCAATCTTGTGTACCATCACTTCAGCGTGTGTGCGAGGGTCAGTTCCGCTTACATCCAGATCAACAATGGCGGTGAATGTGCCTCGATCAACGACGACCCTATTGCTGTCGCTATTTCGGACGATCTCTAACTGCCAGTGATAGAACCCTGCCGTGAAGGCCGCAGTGACAGAACTGGCCGCATTGAATAAATAATCAGACCCATAGGCTGATCCAACGATAGTTATCTCAGACGAGCCAGCCGCCGTGATCCGCGCGACATATGTGGCAGTATAAGCATCATTCGGATAATCTTCAGAGAGGTCAGTGCGCCGCCATTGGATGAAGTCGCCAACGACAATCTGCAACGGCTCTGTGGTCGGGCTGGAGGCGGCGTCAAACTGGTTTGCCATCAAAACCTCATAACATAGTTGTCTTTGACCCGACGCACTGGACGCCGCTTAGTGTTTTCGCTCTCCCGAACTTCTGTCCGCAAACCCTTCCGATACAATGACTCAAGATTGAGGTTCAGGATTGACAGCGCAGCCGTTCCGTAGACTCGGCAATCGAGCGCTTCGTTCCTAGTTCTCGTCTTGACCCATTCATTTCTAGGTCTGCCCTTATAGTATTTGACTACTCTTTTCTCACTTGTCAACATCCGGTAGTATTCCTCAGACCTCCCCGTTGGGAAGTGACAATAGCCTTCGCCCGGTTCCTTTATGCGAAGGCGGGCCATAACAACCTCTTTGGCAGTGTCAACACCAACCGGGAATAAGTTCACCTTACCAATGTTGGATTTAGACGGTCTGCCAACGATAGGCCGACCTTCTCCGCCAACACCCTTGATAGCGAATATCCTTCTGCCAACCCTGGTCCGGCAATAATTATACACCTGCTGAGTGTAGTGGCCACCGCTATCTACGCAGGCCGAACGGCAGATCATTTCGCCTGTAATCGGGTGGATAAACGGCGTTTTTAGCACATCATCTAGCCGTAACCACAGTTCAGCCGTTGATGGATCGCCATATAACGTGTGGTAGGCCAGAGAATAGCTCTCTTCTCCGCGCCCCCATCCGATTAGTTCGACTTCTAACCGATCATCTTGAGTATCGACACCCGCCGTGATGAGCAGGACTTCCTCTGGAATGTCACCGTCCCAGTCTTCTGCCCGATTCATCAAATCCATTTCATCTAGCTGCTCACCTCTCTCGGAGTCAAAGGTCTCACCGAGAAAGGTATTAACAAATGTCTTCAACCGCATTGGGTCAGATTTACTGGTTAAGAAATCCTGTACGGCGTCTTCTAGCCGTGTCCATGGCGAATAGATGCCATTCAGATGAAAGCCCGCCACCTTGCCCTTGGCTTCCGCCGTGGCCCTCCACTCTCCTCGACGGATAGCACGACTTCTGTCTAGTTCAGTCCAGACAGACCCGCACTCATCGCACACATAATGAGCAGAAGAAGGGTCGCCATCATTCCATTTGACATTGGACCATTTCAACACCTGATGCTCGCCACAATGAGGGCACGGGACAAAGTATTTTCTCTGATCGCTCTCTTCGTATGCCGCAGCAATGCGAGAAGACCCGGTTTCAGTCGGGGTTGAGACCAGAACGATCTTGCGATTGTAGTATGTAGCACTTCTACGTTTTGCCAACCCAACCGGATCACCTTCCGCCCCTGCTGACAGAGGAAAACGATCAACCTCATCCATAAGGATAAGTCGGCACGGGCGGCTGGCTAACGAAGCCGGACTGTTAGCGCCAGATGCAGTAACGCGCCCGCCAGTGAATGACTTGTGCAAGACGGTGTTGCCCGAATCACGGCTCTTTGGGTCAGCAATCAGCCTCGCGAGAATAGGCGTGTCACGGATTGCAGGCGAGAGCCGATCTTTCGACCAAGCGTTCGCCATTTCGACCGTTGGATGGACCACCAGAATCGGAGCAGGGTCCTGATGTATGTGATATCCAAGAACATTGTTAACCAACTCCGTTTTGCCAATCTGAGCGCAGGTCATGAGAACCACCGTCTCATAGCGCGGGTCAGATACTGCGTCCATCATTCCACGTTGATATTCAGCCTTTGACGTTGACCATTGACCAGATACGGCTGAACTCTCTCGACTAAGCTGGCGATATTTATCGGCCCATTCACTCACCGTTAGCTTTGGCGGCGGTCTAAGTGATTGAGCGATCACATCATCTAAATGCTCAGTGAGCCTGTTCGCCTGCCTCTTCTTGATCGAATCCGACCAACTCATTCAATGCTCCCAGTATTGCGCGTTCGATAACCTCTTGCGCCTCAGACACCGTATCACAAGTCATTACCTCCTGCGAAACATCAGTCGGGATGGCAAGGAGCCGGTTCCTGACCTTAACCAAAGCCCGCTCCAAATCCTTGCCGACATCTTTGATGTGGACAAGCTCTCCGCGCGAGACCTCATTCTCCATCTCCTTACCATCAGCCTGCTCTTTAGCCAATCTAGCCCGCTCTTCCGACAGATCAGCCCCTCGGCCCGCCGCCCTCTCGCGGAGATGACCGATGTACTCGATGGTCGCCCTCTCAACGTCATACTCTCCGCGAGGCATTTTCGTTATAACGCCCGCAGAAATCATTTTTGACAGGTTTGTATAACTAATGTTCAGTTTTACGGCTAATTCTGCTTGGCTTGTCATTTTGTTCTCATTTCCTGACGAATTATTAGGTCGCTTTGATGATCTCCCTTATAACTTTATTATAACTAAAAAAGCAAAGCGCCTCCGCTCACCCGTCAT